AAGAAACTTCTTTGTTAAATCTATCATACAAGATAGTGCTAAGAAAGGATATGAAAAAGTATTATTCCCTAAAGGAGATACAGCTAGTAAAGTTGAAGGTCATACTACATTAGAAGAGTTTAAGAAGCAGAAAGAAGATAGAGTTGAAGAACTTCAAGATGATAAAAGTTGGTTACAAGCTACTAATATGTCAATTGAAGAATCTGATAATGGTAAATGGATACTTTCTCCTAGAAGAGGAAGAGGTGAATCTATACATAACACATATGAAGAAGCTATAGAATCAAGTAAAGTAAAAATAGCAAGTATTGACAATGAAATAAATCAGCTTAAACAAGAACTTGCAAATATTGAAGGTCCTCAAGGATTTGGAGCTTTAAGACCCATCTATAACTTTTATGAAAACACAGTAGCTAATGTTCTTAAAAAACAAGGATATACTCCGGAAGTAATTACTGATGAGTATGGTAATCAGTGGAATCAAGTTACTATAAATCAAGCTAGAGATTTACAAAATGTTCTTCTTCAGAAGAATGAGGCTAATAAAATTATTGGTCAAGCTAATATTAAAGCTATGTCAGTTTTAATTGATGCTGTAAATCAAAGACAAGATACTCTTCCGCATGAGTATGCTCATCACTATATCGCATGGTTTAGAAATACACCTATTGTTCAAGAAGGTATAAAAAGATTTGGTAGTGAAGAGGCATTAGTACAAGCAATTGGTGAACAAGTTGTAAAACAGAAAGGGGATGCATATAATTGGTGGAAAAAGTTTACTAACTTTATCTTGAAATTATTATCTGATAAACAAGTGTTGCAGGTATTAACTGATAGTTTCTTAACTAGAACAAACTTAAATGAGTTTACTTACAATGAAGAAATGCTTAGTCAAGAAATTGATACTGAAACAATACGGGAAAATCAAGAAAAAATTAAAGTACTAAATGAACCAGAGTTTAAAGATTGGTTTACAAATGAAGCAACTAAAAATCCAGATTTGGATCCAATGGATGCTCTAGATTATTATATGAAATGTAAAAGATAAAGATTATGTCATTCTGTTTAAACTTTGGTGATCCTGATGTACAAAAAATGGTAAAAGATTTTGGAGAAACAAAAGTCTCTAATCTTATTCAGGAATTTTTTAATAGTGAAACACCTAGCTATAATGATTTCATTAAAAATAAAAATGTTAAAGAAGCATTAGGTTTAGTTCCAATTTCTAAAGTTAAAGAAGAAATTGGTAAAAGTTTCCCTAAAGAGATAGGCTACAGTCAAAAAATTAGTTTGATGAAGGCTGTCTCTACAAAAAATAACTATAACAAAGCCAATAATATTTCGACAGTATACATGCTATACAATCTAGAACAAATTGGTCAAGCAGATTTAAATACTTGGGGTCTTAGAAAAGTTCGTGGTAAATTAGACATTGAAGGTAAAATAGAAAGAGCACAGTCTAGAATTGTAGATGCTACTCAATCAAATAAGCCTGTGTCAGATTTAGAAAATATAATTAAGACAGGGGCTTATATAAAACCAGAGTTTAAAGAGAAAACTCCTGAACAAGAATTATATGAAGAGGAGGCTAGAAAGATACAAGAGGAAGATGCTAAAAGAGCAGGTGTAGATTATACAGATGATTATTTATTTGGCAGAAACTCTGAAGAAACATTAGGTGTAGATCCAAACATTACAGAAGCAGAGTTTAGAAGACAAGCTGCTATTGTAACAAGAATGACAGCTGAGGAAGCTTCTTCAGATACATATAATGCTGAAAGTGAAAGAGCAATAGAAATTGCTACTACGCTTGCGGATAAATTATCAGATGCCATGAATGTAGAATGGGAGTTAGTAACTCCTGAAGCTGCAGAAATATTATTAAAAAATACTGCAACAGAATATGATGGAGAACCAGCATTCTTCTTTGGTAACAAAGTATATTTTGTAGAGGGTAATCTATCAGTAGCTAATGTGCTACATGAATTTGCACATCCTTTAATAAAAGGTATTGAACAAGAAAACCCTGAGCTATTTAATAATCTATATGCTGAATTAAGTATGACTCCAGAGGGTATGGATGTTATAGCATATATAGAAAGACTATATCCTAAACTTCAGAAAGGATCAAAAGCATTTATGAGGGAAGCATTAGTTACCTCTATTGAAAGAAAGGGGACAGCTCCGTCTTCAGCTTTTAAAAAGTTCTTAGATAAACTAATGTTTGCTATTAAGAAAGTTATTAGAAAAGCATTTAGTCCAAAGGTAGCAGCAAAGATTAATTTAAATAAACTAAGTCAAAGTACTACTTTAGATCAATTAGCTAATATGCTTGCTAATGAGGAGTTTCAGATTGAATCTTTTGAAATTTTTGATGTTAATAATCCTGAGTTTAAAAAACTAGAAAGTGAAGTAGCTAGAAGGATTAATGAGCTTAAAGGTATTCCAGTTGAAAGATTACAAGAAGAGATTAATAGAATCTATGATAATAACATGCGTCAGCTCAATAGTTTGAAGCAAGTTCCATTTAAAGTAAAGGACTTATTAGTTAAAAGTGGCGGAACAAAAATTTTAAATTACATCCGTGAAGAACTTTCTAAGTATCAAACAGTAAATGTAAAAGCAGAAGATATAGATCCAGAAAATGTTATTAGAGCTGTAGAAGATATAGAATCTGAAACAAGACTTAGAGCATTAGCACTTACAAACTCATTAAATGAAATAGAAACATTTGTTGAAAGCATTGAAAAAATTCTTGATGACTTAACAAAAGTAGAAAGTCAAACTAATGAAAATATTTCAAGAGTTATTTATTATAAAACATCTTTACAAAATCAACAGGTTCTACTTGATAAGTTAAAAGATTTACCTCTTGATAAGGAAACTTTGTTTTATAAGACTCTTAACTCAATACAAAACTCAGTTGAAAATGCTAATAAAAAAATAGCGGAAATAGAATTTAAGTTTATCTCTGACTTCTTTGCAGATGAAACAGAGTTAATGCAAGATTCTATTGAAAAAAGTTTAAAAGAAAGAGTTGGTATAATTTTAAAAGCAGAAGGTTACTCTGAAGAAGATGTAAATAACTTTATAGAAAATGTAATTAACACTGAAGATAGAGAGACCTATACATTGAAAGACCTTAAGTTAACTGATATAACTCCTAGAAGAGCTAAGCTAGTTGTTAAAGCAGTAAATGAGTATATGTTTAAACGCTTGGGTAAAAAACAAATTGAAGAATACTTAAGAGGGGAGAGAGGAGATTTATCATTCTATACAGCATTTATTACTCCATATGCAAACATGGATGATCCAATTGCTGGTTCATTTACAAGATTTGTAAAGACTAAAATATTTGAAGCTCAACAAGCTGCACAAGATCAAGCAGATGAAATAACATATAAGTTACTACCATTATTAAATGCTGTTGGTTATCAGCCATATAAAACAAATCAGCTTGGTGACATGCTATTGTTCTTAGATAAGGTTGGTTATGTGGATAACAATGGAGACTTTCAAGAAAAAGAAGTTTGGACATTTAAGAATAAGTTTAAAAACTATAGATATGATTTAGCTAAACTTCAAAATAATTTTCAAGAAGCTAGGGCTAAAAATGATAAGCAGGCTATGAAAGATGCTTATCAAGCTATTCAAGACTTTGAAGAAAAGTATATGCATAGAAGATATACAAAAGAATTCTATGACATTCAAAAAATTTGGAATACAGGAGCTGTAGTAACAGATCCTTTTACAGGACAAGAAATAACAATTTCTCCTAAAATTGCTTTTGATTCATATGTAGAAAGGCAAAATGCTTTATCTAAAATGAATACATTAAAGAATGTAAACTTTTTAGACTTAGAAGACTTATATGATTTCAATGATTCAGAAGAACAAGCAAGATTAGAGTACAACAGATTATTTGATATATACAATTTACAGGGTGAGCCAAAAGAAGGTGAAGAACTTCAAAGAGTCTTGCTAAGAAAAAAACACAGAGAGCTGTCAAGAAACATGTATGACTATGATGTAGATTCAGATAGAGTACAAAAAGATCTTGATAACTTTCATAATAGATTGATAGCTAAAGGTATAGACCCGGAAGCTGAACCTAAAGAAGGGGAAACTAAAAATGAATATCAAAAGCAGATTGATAAATTCTTAAGGTCTAATTTTAAAACAGCGTATACATCTAAGTTTTATGCTGAAAGAAAAAGAATATTAGAGGAAATCAGAAAAATAACTGCAAAGGTTGCTGATAAAAAATCTCAAATAGCATTAGACTTAGCTGAACTTTATAAAACTAGATTTAATTTATCTACCTCTACATCAGATGCTAACGGGCAACCTAATGGATTAAACCTTTCTCCTGAACAAATTAATCTTTTAAAGAAAATAGAAGATGAAATAGTAAGATTGGAAGAACAGTTTGATAGAAAAACTGGATTAACAAAAGATCAAACATCTAGATATGACTCTTATATTGCAAAAGCCGCTGCTGGAACTCAATTAACTCCCGAAGAAAGAAAAGATTATGCAGAAATCCTTTCTATTAAAAATGAGATGGGTTTAACTCCTGCAGAATTAGCAGCACTTAAATCAAGATTTGCAGAATTAAGAGAACTTGAAAGTAAAATTCCAACAGACTATTATCTTGAAGCATTTAATTATGCTATAAGAGATATGGAACTTCCTGAAATGACTACAGATAATGCAGATAAATGGATAAATGGAGAAAATTTAGTTAAAGCTTTAGAGAATCCAGAGTTTGCAAAATGGTATGGTAGAAATCATTATCAAAAGGAAGTATATGATGTGGACTTAAATAGGAATGTAATTAAAAACTTTAGAATTGCAGCCTGGACAATGAAGATTCCAAACAATCCTGATCATTATGTTGTAACAGAAATCATTGACCCTTTAACTAAGACAGAAAGAAAAATTATAGGAAGACCAGCTGGTAAATATACTAAGAGTAGAATAAAAAGTGAATTTTTAACAATACCAAGAGGTGAAAGCTGGGACAATTATGTAGGTACTATTGTAGATAATAAAGGCAACTATTTACCTAGAGAGTATAATATTGGAGATCCTAATTCTGCATTTGATAAAAAATATCAAAATGAAGAATATGAAGAAATGAAAAATGCTGGTGGACCAGAGTTTGAGTTACTAAATGCAGTAACTGAATCTATGATTCAAATTCAAAAAAATAAACCTGTTTCAAGTAGATTGTACTTAGAAATGCCAAGGTTTAGAAAAAGAGGTAATTTAGAATATGTTGCGTCTGGAGAAGCTAAAGAAAATTTGATAGATAGAGTTGGTGGATTTAAAGGTTTATGGAAAACATGGTTTGGTAGAGATGTAGATGATTCGGAGTTTGGATTTAATCATGATGTTAATTTTAATTTGGTTCCAACAGACTTAGATGGAAGACCAGTTAATAAAGTTAGAATTAGAGGTTTATACAATTTAGATCAAAAACGTGTTTCTAAAGATGTATTACGGGGGATGTATGATTATCTTTTATCCTTAGAAGAACAAAAAGTATTATTGGAAAATGAACCAATTGCTAAAGCTTTGGAAAGTGTCCTTTCTCAAAATGGTATTAAAGATTTAACAAATATTGATCAACAAGAATTTCAAAGAACACGTAAAAGGAAGTTCTTATCTAAAGATGATAATAGAAGATTAGGTGCAGTAAAACATCAAGTTAAAAAAATCTTTTATGGTAAAACTACTGGAACATTTGATGAAGAAAATGCATGGTTAACTAAAATTATTCAAGGATTATTTAGAAGATCTTCAAGAGCATTTATTGCATTTGATCCACAGTCAGCTATTAAAAACCGTTGGGGGATGCTTTATCAAAATGCTATATATGCAGCAGGTGGTAAAAATGTTACACCAATGTCATTAGCAAAGGGGTATGCAAAAGCCAAACAATCTTCAATGTTCTGGGTATTTAAAGATGTATATGAGCAAGGAATTAAATCAGCTGACATACAGTTAGTAGAAAGGATGGATCCTACAGCAATGTTTGGTAAAAACTTTGGTAAATCATCATCAAGATCAAAACTAAAAGACTTAGCAGATTTAACATATGCTTATGACTTTAGAAGAACAATGGAACTTGAGGCTGCTCTAGAGATGTTCTGGGGTATGATGTATAACAAATACATTCCACAAGCGGGTTCTTCTGAAGATATAGCTTATGCTGATGCATGGGAAACAGATGATAGAGGAATTTTAAAATTAAAAGATGGTATTGATCCAATGTATGACTATAAAAAAGTAGAGCATGAGTATAAGAGAGGAGATACTTTTGAAAGCATTGCTAAAAGATATAATATAACAGCTGAACAAGTTAAAAAAAGAAGTGGTATAACTGATATATCAAAACTTGAGCCTGGAGATAAAATCACTGTGGGTAACATGGAAGGATTTTTAAATATGAAATTCTTATTACAATCTGCACAGAAAAAGACAACAGGTTTAATGGATGTATTTGATACACCACAAGCTGAAAAATATTTAGGGTACCGCGCATTTACTTTTTATAAAAGATTTGCTACAGGAATGTTTCTTGATAAATACCAAATAGATACTGATAAAGGTAATCTAGGTGGGTATGTATATAACTGGGACACTAATACTTTAGATAAAGGTTATTACATGAATACTATGCAAAATGCATTAAGACTCATTAGATCAGTAGGTAAGGATACCGCAATAATGACTGAAGATGAAAAAGCTGCAGCCAAAAAAGTAATTATTGAAAATGTTGGATACTTCTTATTAGCAATGATTATTGGTTCATGGTATTTTGGTTATGATCCAGATGATGAAGATAAGTGGAAAAAATTAAAAGCAAGAGCAACTACAACACAAGGTCAACTTGAGAATCATTTACTTTATCTTTTGATAATGACTAAAATGGAAAATGAATCTTTTATACCTGTATATCTTCCAGAGCAAGGAACAAAATATTTTAAAACAACGACAATAGCATTAGATAATACAGTTGTATTGTACACTAAGATAGGTCAAGATCTTTATAATATTGGAGCGGGTAATGAAGGAGAAGCAAGATATAGCCAAGATGTTGGACCATATAAGTGGCAAAGACAAGGACAATACAAGCTTTGGAATCACCTTGGTTCAATGTATGGTCTTAAAGGTAAAAATGTAATAGATCTTGGTATTGAAGGTCAAGAAAACTTTGATGAAGGTGCTGTTTGGGCTATTAAGAAATACCAAATGTTTGAAAATTTAAAGTAAAAAAATAAGGGGAAGATTATCTCTTCCCCTTTTTAACTTTTTTAAGTTTACTTACATCAACTCCTACAAGTTCACTTGTATCAAGTTTAAACTTACCAAGTGTACCTTCTTTGTTTTTACTTACAATAACATAGTTATTATCTTCTGAAACAAAGTTGATATATAACTCCTGACCGTTGAATTCAATTTTCATTTTCTTTTTCTTCATATGATTGGTTTATAAATTTACTAAGATTTGGTCTGAAATAACCAGGACCCTTAAGTATTTTTCCATCTTCTCTAAGCACAGGCTTACCATCATCACCTAATTTACTCATGTTACTAGCTTGTATCTCATTAAATACATCTATTATTACATCTTGCATACCATGTTTTAGAATAGTACCACAGAGAATATATAACTGATCTCCAAGAGCATCTGCTATTTCTACAAGAGAGTTCTTCTCACAAGCCTCTAGGTATTCATCATTCTCTTCTTTCATTAGAGCATGTCTTAACACATACTCACTCTGCTCAAGTGGTTGTGGCCACTTACCATCTTTTTGTTTGAATGCTATGTGGAACTCTGCCACTGCTTTTAATTGTTCTTTCATGTTGTAAAATTAAAAAAAAAAAATAGGGGAACAGCCTAAGCCATTCCCCCATCTTTTCGTTGTTGTTTATTTACCCATACAGGTATCTTTAGAAGAAGTCAGATGTATCATCATCTTCTTCATCATTAATGTTAAAAATTAAATCATCAAAGTTAGCAGCTCTTACTGCATCTTCTTGATATTCTTTAGCTTCTTCAGCATTTATGATATCCAGTTCTGCTTTATCTCTTTCTTCAGGAGAAACTTCCAAACTCATATGAGAAGCGTTCTCACCTGTATACTCTTGATTCTCATCTGGAATATACATAGGTGCATTATCTGCATCATCTGATTCTAGTGGTAGATTCATCCAATCATTTAGATCTTCTTCATCTTCTGGATCTTCAGTGTAGTTATTAACAACTTCATTGTGAAAATCTATTGATTCAAAAGTATTGCCAGCAGGGTCAGTATAAGTTATTTGAGTTGCCTCAGCTTCTTTTGCCTCTTCTTCAGCTATAACATCAAAGATTGTTATCTGATTAGGGTCAACAAAAGCTTCTATAGCTTCAATAACTTCTTCCTCTTGAGGTGCAACTGCAGGAACTACCTGTGCAGGTGCATTGCACTGCTGAAAATTATTTACAGTAGAGATGAAATAATGCAAGACACGTTGATCTTCCATCCAAGTCTTAGGATGTGAATGCTGTAATGCAATAGTCACATAATTATAAAACGCCCATAAGCTATTGCTATCTGCATAAACATGACTTGGTCTATCCATTTGTTGTCTTACAATGCTAGACTGCTCTGTAGTAAGAATCTGATACTCCGCAAATAGGATACCTAGTAGCTGAGCTTGTTTTCTCTTGTTTAGAGTAATACCTTTCATAGATTCTTTGTCAGAACATAGCTGATTATAATACATGTGTGCATTAGCTATTTGCTCTTGTATGGTTTTAACTGTCTCTTCATCAGCAGTACCAGTATGTTTTCTGGCCCAGCTTCCCATATCTCCACATACCATAGTAGTACCAGTTAGGTTGATATAGCCACCCACACCACATTTAAATCTTACTTGTTTGTTATAACTGTTTGTCCATGCAAACATCATTGATAGCTCAGGATCATTGTTGAAATTCAACTTGTAAATCCCATGAGCAATTTGTCCGTCAGCAGTACATCTGTACTCCTCACTAACAACTCCAAAGCCTGCAGCAGCAAGCTCAGTATATACATAATCCATTACAGATTGGTGACTAATTACAGTATAAGTAGCACCATGATTTGGTAAAGGCACACTAACTAAGTGCGCCTTTGTACATTCAGCAATTTTCTTTGGCATAATTAAAATAAACTAAGTTGTGTTACAATAGGTTCAAGATCACGGATCTCCTTATTGATCTTGTCCAAATAATAATCATAATTAATATCATATTCACTAAAAGGTTTTTCCTTATAGTCTATCATTAGAGTCTGCAACCATTTGCCAGCCTCAATTTGTATTTCTCTATTGTCAGTATTGTTCTTCTTAATCACTTTACTACCCGTGTTAGATATAAAATATCTGATAGTATGTTGTACTTTTTCAATTAAATACTCTCCACTAACCACCTTGTGCTCATAAAAATTCCAGTCTCCCTTGATTTTTACACCACCACAGAAGTCAAATATATTTGTGTTAGATTTAATAAAGTCTTCAGGCTTGATACCATCTACAAAATAAGCATGTATAGCTTTAGGAATTACAAGAAAACTCTTGTTCTTATGCATAGCAAGATTAGCAAACTCAAACCTACCCTTACATTTAGATTTACCATCTTCTGTAATAGCAATGTAATTATTCACATCACCTAGGATAATCTTAGAATACTTATCATGTTCTAGCTGTAGATTGGTTAGCTTCTCCCATCTTCTGCAGATTTCCATATACTTATCTTCATACTGTTTAGGGATCATTGTCTCCAAACCATCTGTGTTTTGCATAAGTGGTAAAGCATTTGGAATCTCTTCACAAATCATCTCATACAACATAGTAAGACTAAGCTGACCATTGATAGTGATTCTCATAGTAAACTCTGGGTCATACAAGAAACTGTTCTCATCATTAGATAAACCATAGGTTGAATTCAAGATAATCTTGTACACATAATTCTTCGGGTCTTTCTTAGGAATCTTTTTCCTTTCCTCAAAGAACCATTCATACAGATTACAAAATTCTTCTTTAGGTAAATGTGCAGGAGCCCACTTATTTCTAATAGCTAGATTAGGATAGAAACTAGTAACGTCAGACGTCATTATTATCATCTCCTGATTAGCTTCATATACTTTAGTAGAGCGTGCACCATGAACACCACCAAGACCAAAGTCTGTCTGTACACCTTTATACCTTACAGAATATTTAAAGCCACCTTTTGTTTCACCCGGATATATAACCACATCCTGAAACTTCTTCAAAAGATTTTGAAAAGTAGCTGTCTTAAATTCTATATAAGGTAGTATAATATCACGGACTGTGATCTTTAACCTATTAGTTCTCATCTGTCTGAGCTCATATTTCTTGATTCCAGTTTGCTTACTAAGGAACAATAAAAACAACTCTTTAGATATTCTTGGTTCAGATGCTGAGTATAGATCTATTCCATACTCATCTGTTAGTTGTCTCCGTAGATCTATCTGATCTTTACACAGAAACATGATCTGCTTAGTAGATTTAACATCATTAATACAGTATCTGATTATCTCAGGTATTTGTTCTGTAGTAACTTCAGTAGTATGATGGATAGGCATATCAATAATGTTGTGCCAGTCCATAGTATACTGTATCCACTTTAAGCTAGATCTTTTTGCATTGTTGTCCCAATGGTTTAGTTTAAATACATCAAGTTGTCTGATGCTTAGGTCCCTGGGAGAATACTCCTGGAACTCACCATTGTTACTTCTATTAATTACATCTTGTGCTTTTCTATAGATGAATCTAGCAATAGTATCACCAGATTGCTCAAGAAGCTGCTCTTTATTTCTTAAGATGTGCTCAGTGATTTGGCTATCAAATCCAAGACCATTAAAACTTACATGCCATTCATCATAAGCAATGTTCCTTTCTAGAAAAGTTACCAGTTCTAGAATCTCATTCTTGCTTTCGTGAATAGTAAAGATTATTGGCTCTTCAGATTTTACTCCCTCAAAGACTGCTATGAAACAAGAGCATAAAGTTTCATAGTCCATTACATAGTGCTGTCTCATAATAATTCAGTTAAGCTGTTTCCCCGTGTATAAAAAAATGGGGCAACCTAAGCCACCCCATAGCGACCTAAATTACTTAGATTTTGTTTCTTCAGTCATGAAAGACTTGTAGTTAAATTTCTTGGCGTTAATTGCAAAGTGCTCTACTATCTCTGTGATAGCTTCAGCATTCTCAATATAGAACTCCTGAAATACTTCAATCTTATGTCTGTCTTGTTTAGTTCCTTTTGTTCCGGTAATTACTTGTCCGTAATCATCTAACTTAGGAAGCATGTGTAAACTCTGCTTTGTAGTTTTAGAGATAATAACAAATACTTTTGTACCCGGGTCAAAGATACATTCTACATAAGGACAGTTATCCGTGATAGGAATAAGTCTAAAGGTTTGGTTTTCTTGCCAGCTTGATTGAACTAGCATCATTGATTTTTCACTCATTTTTTTGGTTTTTTAATTATTACAAATTTACTCTAGAATTCTTATATTTTCCAAATCTGCTACCTGAATTAATAAACTTTCTTTATCAATATCAGTTTTAGTACACAATTCACCCACTTCTTTTAGCAAATTTGGTTCAACACCCAACAGCTCTGCATATCTATCATACCACTTGTTTGGGTACAAAAAGCTATGCACATATACATAGTTTCCACTATTCTTCTCAAAGAAATCTAGAATTTTGTTTTTAATTTTATTGTCAAACTTACTGAATTTTCCTTCAATAAACATTTGCCAATTGTCTTTGTGATCTGAAAAATCAAATATAAATACACTGCTATTTTCATTTACTTTTACGTAATCATATAATCTTGAGTGCTTTAATAAAACATTAGTTTCAAAGTTTTTATACTCATCATCTTTTCTTGTTTTATACATGCACACCAACTTTAAATCCTCGGGAGAGTATTTTCCATTCCAGCTGATGTATGTTTCATCTGGAGTTACACTTGTCCCCCTTTTAATGCCCAAGAGCGGATATAAAAATATCTTGGACTTTTGAAAGTATTTATTATACAGTGCATTAATTACCATAATTTACAATTTTACATTACCCATAATTAAATCATATGGCAGTGTAAAGTCTTTGCTTTCATAATGATACTTTGCCATATCCATTACTTCATCAAAGTCTTGTTGCCATATGGCCATTGTCTCTCCTGAGACTTGGAATGGATAAGCTTGGTTGTATTTGTCTATTACAATAAATGTAAAATACAATTTCCACTCATCCAAATCAGGTAAGTCTTTTAGAAATTTATGAAACACAAGTTTCTCATATACCACGGCTTGTAACCAATACTTATAATACTGCACAGAGTCCGGGAATTCTAAAAGAGATTTACCCGTTGTCTTAAGGTCATTAATAAAGACTGTCTTAGATTGTTTATCTATCACAAGATTATCTATAATTCCCTTAAAACCATAAGGTAGATAATCTACATCTATATTTACAAGCAACTCACTGTAAACTTCTAGATGAGTATCTTCCTCTGTCCTGTCAAGTTGTAGTAGCTGTCTAATTTCCGGATTGGATTTTAGAACAATAACACCTTCTCTACAGCCACTTAGAGTAGGTTCATCAACTACTAGTTTGTCTTGACTTTCTTTTAAGAACTGAAAGTAATTTTTGTTTTCTTCTGTGAGTATTTTATCAAGTCTCTGTTGGTCTGTCTTGAGTGTCTGATAAAGATTAGCTGTAAGTAGCTCTGTGAGTATATCTGCTGAATAGTCTTCCAAAGATAATGTATTATTTTCTACTGACAAGTGTATCTTGAAAATATTATCAATAATTTTTTTCTGACTATCAGTTGGTAGTTTTCCCGGAAGGCTTGTAAAATAATCATCATACTTGTCCTCTTCAAATAAGAGACAGTGCAGAACCCTACCTGCTACCAGATGGGGTCCCACAATGTCTTCTTTTTGTTTGAGCACATAATGATTATAAAATGCCACGGGAGAATAAAGAAGTTTACTCAGACTACTATAGCTGAAATAAAACTTCTCTTTATAAAACTTCTCTAGTTCCTCAGAACCAGTCAAGGTCATTCCCGCCATTACTTTCTTCTATTTGATTGTTATTTGATTCTTCTTCTTTATAAGTGGCCAAATCTTTTTCAGCTAATATTTCTTCTTCAAGAGTTATTAACTCTGACTTGAGTTCATTGCGGTTAATATTAGTTAATGCAGCTTCTATAAGTTCATCTGTAACTATTTCATCCACCGGATCTGTGACCTCAAGATTTTCTTCAGGCTCAGGATTAATTAAATTTAGAGAAGATAGATTAAGCTTATCAAGATACTCTTGTTTGATAGTAATCTCTTTAGCCTCAAATACATCACTATAATTAATATTCCCATGAATAGAATGAGTATATTCTTTATACAATCTCTTTATCATATCTACAGTAAGTAAACCTTTCTCATCAATGATCTCAACAATCTTCTCTGCATTTCTGTTACCAATATTTCTTGGAACCCAATTAAAATAACTAAGCATTGATTTAAAGTTCACATGATTCTTAGTATGAGAGTTACTGATCTGATAAGAATAATTACTCAATAGCATTTGCAAATAAAGAACACTTTTTTCATAATGAGAGTTTGCCATAATCTCCATAGCTAAAATATGATTGTCACTATCTGAGCTCTCAAACATATTTTTCAATTGCTGAAAAACCTCTTCATCTATTATAGTAGAGTCATCACCATTGATATTAGTAATTAACTCTGTCTCATTATAAATTGGTTTACCCTGCATTGCATTATATACATCTGCATGGTCTTCTTCAATAGCATAGATATAACCACTTTCATAGTGATTATAATCTTTTGCTAAACAATTTCTCATGTCTGACCAATCTGAACAAATTTTAGTAGCACCTGATGCAGCAATAGCTGTTTCTAATTTTTCAATATAATACCCGTCATCACAAATTTCTTTGACACGATTAAGAATAAGTTCTGCATCTGCAATATAATACCAATTAGAACCTGTCATCTTGCCCATACTGCTCTTACCACTGAATATAATATTGGCTTTCTCTGGATCTCTGACAACTCTAATACCAAGATTTAAAGCTAAATCTTTTAGTTTTACCCGCGGAATATTTACGCCAGGTAATAAATATATCATGTCTCCTTGTTTAGGAACATATCCTTTTGAATTTACAAAATCCGGAACATCTGTTCCTAATCCTTCTATAATTTTTACATTGAATCCAGTAATATGACTATGGTCATTATCACCATGTAATTCTATATGAACGTATTTTTCCATAATTGTCTTATAAAGAATAGGGGAAGTATTATCTTCCCCCATCTTAGTTATTAATTTGTTTGATGTTTGATTAAAGGGGTAAATGTTCTATCACTGTTTTAGCTGATAGCCATCTTCACCACATTAGTATTCTGCATGAGTTTAGCAAACTTCACCTTGTTTCCATTTACAATCTCTTTGATCATATAATATCTCAAGTCATTTGTAAATGCTTCACAGTCTGTAGTAAGCTTAGCTAATCTGTCAATAATAGGTGCAGCAACAGAACCTTTCTCAGCCATAACAAGTGAATAATTAACCAATCTGGTTGCAATTACACTTGAAATATCTGCCCTGAAATCATCATCTTTACCAACTGCACTTGTCAAAGCTCCCATTACATATGCTTCATCCTTGTTAAGAATATCATCCGGAGAGATAATCTTATCTAGTTTATTGTTAATAAACATAGTAAACATAGAACTAAAGTCAGCACCAACAGAACCTTCACCAATCATTTGGATTAGTGGAAGATTATCTTCAAACTTTGGAATAGAACTGATAGCATTAAAGAACGTAGTAATAGCTCTTGGATTAACTCTTTGAGTTACAAGCTCTGGGTGCATCAACATAAAGTTAATACATCTACCATCTATTCCTGCTGTCTCAGCCCATTTACCCCACACATTAACATCATACTTCATCTCTACAGAAATAAATCTGGTCTTCTGAGCAACATCCAAAGAAGTAACATTATAGTCACCATTGTCTGGATTAGTGGTTAAGATTACGTGCCAGTTTTTAGGTAGCTTCCAAGAAACATATTCTTGTCTATCTAAGATCTCCATAGTAGCTTGCATAAATCTGTGGTCTGCACGAGTATAGTCATCCAATACTAGGAAACCACCTTCACCTTTACCTTGAATCCACTCTGGAGCAGCATGAGCCATTCTCTTATCTACAACAGTAAACTTAGCATTAAGAGCTCCTTGTATCTGAGCTTCATTTATCCAACGCTCTTTACCTTCTGCATTTCTTACCAAGAATTCTTTAACAGGAAAACCAACTAAGTCACCTAATTCTTCTATCTGAGATAAATTAAGCTTTACTACATCCATGTCAAGTTCTTTACCCAACTGCATGATAGCTGAAGTTTTACCAAGACCGGCATCACCTTCAATATTAATTGCCACTGGAACTTTTCCTTGGCTTTGGATATACTGGTTATTTGCAACCATATGACGGATAAATCCTTTTAACTCTTCTACGTTTAATTGTACTGTGCTCATAGTTTTTCTTTTTATAGTTCTAATTTAATTACATGACCTGGTAAACTTTCATTCATACTTGATCTCTCTGACAAAACCCACAGGATACGTCCTTTTGGCTTTACAGATGTATAACACTCTCCGTCAGTAAAATACACCAGGCTTGTATACTTCTTTTGGTTAGCATTATAATAATCTAGGACTGGATCAAACTCAGTCCCACCTCTACCTTTTACATTTAGTTCATTCTTACCTTTGTATTCTTCTATAGAATTAATACTTGTATCACATTGAACTATTGTAATATCTACTCCAGCTTTATAGATATGGTGTATCTCATTCATAAATTCATTTAACTCTGTATCACTTACAGAACCTGAAGTATCAATGGCCAACAACATATGCTGTTTCATTTTAATTTTAAGGCCAGGATTTTCATCATACCTTCTATTCTCTTTTCTTCTAATCTTCTTGGTAAATACTTTAGTACTTGTACCAGAAAATCTTCTGACATAACTTCTCCAGTCAAATTTAGGTTTAACTATTTCTTCAATAATTATAACTCCTTCTATCTCACCTGGAACATTCCCCCGCTTCTTAATAGTTTGTTCTTTAGCATCTGATAAAACTTTTTGTAATTGCTTCTCAATTAGTTTTTTCTCAGCTTCACTAAGATCATCAAACTCTTCCCATGTACTATGATCAGGAACATCTCCACTATCTATGCAGTCTAGCAACTTATCCATCTCCTCATTCCCACAAGTACCATCCTTGTCCTTCTCATCTTTAAGCTGTTGTAGTTTATCATAATAATATCTACAACCTGCTTTCCTATCAAGATTAAGATCTTCATAGTTATTTATATCTATACCTCCATCTGGCAAATAATCTGGATCAATATACTGATTGATCTCCATGTCCATTGCAACATTAGCAAGTTTCTTGTTTCTAAAAGAACTAAAACTTACTAAATGTCCAAAAGCAATATGCAATAACTCATGCTTAAGCAATCCCATTTGATGCTTCTCACTAAGACTTTCCCAAAACTCCTCATTGATAGCCAACTGATAGTTGATACCATTCTTACTCACACCTGCCGTAGGAAGATCTTTTCTCCACATTTTATTGAGCATAATAAGAAAGAACCCATAATAGGGCTCTCTCAACATCAGCTCTTTACTAATTTTACTTAGACTTTGCTGTTTGTCCATTGTCTTTTAATTTAACTGTTAATTCAAACTTGTCTGTTGGATAACCCATGTTGTCCAACATTCTACCAAGATTCATCATAAAGTATTCTAGAAATAATTCTATAGAATCTTTAGAAGCATTATTCTTAGTTAGTAATGATAAGATATCACTTGTAGTAGGTTTTGAATCCCATCCACCATTGTAATCATGTAGTTTATTTATTATAAAATCATAAACCTTTGGACAATCGTATTCCCACTCCTCTAACCTATAGTTACCATATCTAAAGATAACAAGTACTTCTCCAAGATTTGCTTCTAAATCTAAATCTTCTAAAACTTTGTACACCAGATAATTATTTTCTTTATCTGGTGACTTCATCATATTTACTAAATTTTTAACTTCATCTCTACTTAAAATCATTAATCTTCAATTTTATGTCCCAATACTTTTGTTACATATTCTTTATATTCTGCTCTAGTTAATACATGTAGTCCCTCATATGTTTGACCAGCATCAAATATTTCTTTCACAGTATATAAAAGATCAATAGTTTTCATATACATTTCACCCATAAATGATACTTCTCTATTAATAAGAGAAGTGTCTAATCCTACTGAGGTTATCTTTTTTTCTCCATCTTTTGTTACAGTAAATGTCATCACTAATTGTGATTCATCAGGATTTTCTTCATTTGTGAAAACAATTCTGATTTTCTCATTTTTTAATTCAATTGTCTTTACATCTTCCATTAGTCTTCAATTTTTAAAGTTTTTATCATCCATTCTGTGGGTGTATTTATATTATCCACCCACTCTTTTGCACTTGGTATATAACCATTGCAATCCTCTTTTACATGTTGTTCTCCAACATATCTTGTGTATACTGTTTTGCCCTCTGAATTTTCAAAACTTGGCCCAAACTTTTTCTCACATTCAAATATTCCCTCACTGTGGTGACGGAACATTCTATGTTTACTATGTCCAATCCAAGCCTTAGTTTCATCAAACCACTCATGAATTTTTATGTAATCAATTGGAAAACCTCCAAACTTTCTAGCTGAAGATCTTGCATGTTGCCAAGGATGTGACATTAGTCTTCTGTTTTTTTAAATAAGTTACCATGATGATTATACTCTTCAACATTCATGATTCTAATATTGTTATTTACAAGATACTCACCTGAAGGAACTTTAATTAACAACTCCCCATAACCACCTTCATTATTCCACCAATCTTCAATATTATCAAGTATTGTTTCATGAGCAAAATTCTGAATAGTTGCATATGCACTAGAGTTTAATGCTGCAAGATTCTTGTCTTGATCCCATGCACTTACAAGATCAATATCAGAAAAGTTTGCATCTTCTATATCTGTATATACTATACCTTCAATAGCTCCACTATCTCCACTACCATCATAATGTACCTTAATACCAGTAACCCCCTGATCCGCCAATTGGATCAATACTTCCATTAATTGTTCTTCTGTCATAATTATTTGAATTTGTAAAACCTACCTAGAATATTTCCATTTAGAAACTCATCACTCTCAAGTACTCCTCTAACAAACTGATACTTAGTTTCATAATAAGTAAGTTCAGTCTTAGAGAAACATATCTTGATAATGTACCTTCTAATGTCTATCCCGGCTTTATGTGCAGCCTTTAATTCTGCATTGCTACTATAATAATCTAGATATGATAGCTTCTTTTGTATGGTATATCTTTTACTTCTTTTATCCTGTAACTGTGCTATAGCTTTTTTACCCATTCTTTTCTTTGTTGTAGAATAAAAGTTTTTCTTTCCAATATACCTTACAAGCTTTCCATTTATTATAGCCTGCATTTCATACACAAACCCTTCTGCTCCTTCTGGAATCATGGAGCTTTCAAAGTCTTGTCCTTGGTATGACCATTTACTCATAATAATGCTTGTTTTAATAACGGTAATAGATTGTCTCTAACTTTATCTATACCATGTACTTTAATAGCATCTGATAAATCCTTCTCCATCTCTAGAACAACATACTCAAAACCATATCTAGATTTGTACTTCTCCGCAGCTTTTATACCAGCCTCATCATTATCAAACAACACACATACTTTCTGATACTTAGAACTAATGTTATTCATTATGTTCTCTGGTATCATAGTATTCTCACTGTCTGGTGCAATTACTTCGGAATTACTAATCTTTAGTTTTTGATATGCCATTAAATCTTTAAGTGAAGATGCAATAATCAAATAGGGTTTATCAAATACTAATTGCTCAGTACCTTGTATATAATCTCTTACCTTGATAAATTTACTGTCTTTCACTTTTGGCTGATAAATCTTATAAAGATTCCCGTCCTCTCTAAAATAACCATAGATATAGTTACCCCTAATAGTTATACTTGACACAACATCATTTTCATCTGTCTTTGTCATTATATAATATTCTAGTGGAACCACATTATATCTAGATAACAATCTAGAACCAATGTGATATCCCATCCAATATTTCTGATCAAGAGTATTCCAGTGCCGCATTTCATAATCAGTAACTTTAAACTTACTGTGTTGCTTATAAGACTTTATAGCATTATGACCATTGTTTAAAACATATTGGTTATAGTCTTCTATAATCTTATAACTTGCGGAACCTCTAGTGGGTAAATTAAATAGACTTTGGACAAGAGCAATAGAATCACCACCATTACCTGAAGAAAAATCTTTGAACCTATAGATATTATTTCTGTCAATATAAATACACATAGAAGGTGTCTTCTCACGTATATTAAATATTGATTTCATTTTAATATCTTGTCCTGTAAGCTTTTCTGTTAGGTTAAGATAATGTTCAAATGCCCATTCTCTTGGGACATCAGCTAAATCATATATTAAATTCTTTGTAGAAATCATAGCAACCCAATTTAAGTAAATAAAGGGGCCATTACAACCCCTTTATCTAGGAGTTGTTAATCTAAACTAAAATCTGAAGATGTTTTACCTGGTGTTGGAAAGTCATCATCATCATCACCAAAGTTATCTACTGGCTTTACCTCAAGTTTCTTAAGATACTTTGCTTCATCATACTTAAGAATTCTATCAGAACCTTCTTCACCATAAGCATATTTGTTATTTTCTGCTTTTGGCAACCACATGTCATATGCAGTATAGCCAGACTTGTTTTCATATTCCTTACCAGCAACACAAAAATCTAGATACTTATCTTTAAGTGGAGCATTGTTACTAAAGTTCTTTACAAAATCTTCAATTGTATTAAACTTGTTATCTTGCTCCTCAAACCATTTCATTATTCCAGTTGCTTTAGACAAGTTAGCTAAGAACATCATCAAAGATCTATCTCTTTGAATTTTAATTCCAGACTTTGTTTGTCCATCAGCAAATGCATATTGACTAGCTTTTACCCGACCAATTTGACCCTTATATTTTCCTTTGCTTTCATCATCTTTATCAATCAGAAAACCTTCAAATCCTTCAATTGGTTCTGTTTCAACATTTAGTACTAAGTGTTTTGCACCATCAATAAATTGAAAGTCTTCTAACACTACACTGTTGATTTTTAATGTGTGGTTTCCTGGGGCAATAGTTTTTGCCATTCCACCACCACCATTCTCATTTACTAGATCTTTTGTACTTAAACCCATTTTGTTTGTTTTTTATTATTTATACACTTTATTCCAGTAAGTCTTTAACTTACCATCTTTCATTTCAGAAATTATTATTTCTTCATTCTGCAAGTGCTCTGGTCTTGCACCACAAGTCACTTCTTCATTAGTTTTAAAGCTAAGAATGGTTTCATTACCCTTTCTATACATATAACCAATTGCATCTGCGTTAGCACAGATTAGAGATTTTATCTTGCCCGTCAAATCTATATTTGCAGACATAACCATCTCTCCTTTATCATCTACCTGCTTGTCTTTAATGTGACCAGATAAAATAATATGGGGAGCTAAGGTATCAATAAAATCTAAAACTTGAAAGAATGCTTGCCTAACATATAAGTAACCCGCACCATTAGGTAATGTAAGAATACTGTCTCCAGAATAATTCTTACCCATTGGCGTTTGCTTATATAAGTTAATTGCAAGTGGCATAACCATATCTTCTAAAGCTGTCACAGTATCAATAGTAATATATTGATATGGATAACCAGCTTCTTTGATAGCTTTGCCAACTTCTTTTAGCTCTTGAAGATTATTAGCTTTGACTTTCATGGCTTCAACATAGTCTGCACCATTTTCTAAATCAATAATTAAATTATCATCAAGACCTGCAAATGCAGTTGTCTTACCTGTTTTAGGCTTTGAATACACAATTAATCTTTTAGGATTAACCCTATTAGCTTTTACTTTTTTAGTTGGAAGTACTATACTCATTTTACTTTAATTTTTGTGCTAGTTTTTGAAAACCTTCGGCAATTTGTAAAAGAATAGCTGATACATCTTCATCAGTTTCTTGAGTCTTGAGCTTAGGAACAAACTCTTCCTCAAAATCTGGAAACACACTTAGCTTCTTTTGTTCTTTTGGTTCTTCAGTTCTCTGTGTCTCATAGCTATTGTAAGGAATTTCTTCAGACCCTTTGTTTACACAAACAAGTTCTGAAGTTGGAATAACATATGCAGAATATTCCTCGCCTCTAGAATTTGTAGAAGTCTTAACTTCATACTCTTCCTTAAAATAGGGATTGTATCTATACTTGAATAGTGGTCTCTCCCAAAACATAGGAACCATATTTATCTCAGCTCCTCTTGCATCTCTCTCAATGTCCACTAATTCTACATAGATATCAGTTCCCTTGTTTAATTCATTCTCAAAAAACTGAATCTGTCTTCCAAACTTACCCTTGCTATAGAATGCAGTCTTAGCTGTAAACTGATAACCACCGGTTAGCTTTTCTAAAAACTTAGAGTGATGTTCCATCAACTCTCTTTCTTTGTCTTTTCTGTTATACATAATTTTTAATTTTAATGCGATGATGTTGGTGGTGCATCAACTTCCATAATCCTCATGACATCTCTATCTAACTTGAAGAAGTTCATGCCCATGTAGCCATTTCTAGACTTTAGTATGTGAAATACTAACAAATCTGGGTCATTGATAATATACTTCTCAGGTCCATAGAATTTAATCCTTCTATTAAAGGGACGGTTAATACCAAGCACTACATCAGCATGTTGTAATAAAGCATCAGAACCATATAAATCAGAATCTAGAATATAGTTTCCATATGTACCATCTTTAGCTCTTTCTATAGTTTCAACATTTCTGTTTAACTGACTAAGAACCAAGAATGCCACAGGAAACTTCTTCTTCATTTCTGTAAGGGCTTCACCTAAACCATAGAGCATCTCAAACTTATCCTTCTGCCCCTTACCAACTTTAAATAAAGCTGAGTGATCTATAGTAACTAAAGTGTTTGTAAATCCATCTTCACTTTTATGCTTCTCCATATAAGCATGAATAGTAGCACACATCTCATCCACTGTACATGGATCATACACCACATCTACTATGTCATAACTTGCAGTACTTTCATAAAACTGCACACACTTTTGAAAAACACCTTTGTCCACAGGCTTCTCCTTACTCATCAGAGTATTGTAATCAGAACCAACATTCATAGACAATTTTCTAATACCATTTGTCTCATCTAGCATCTCAAACTGAAACTTTAGTATTCTGAACTTTTGATCAGGATTAATCTTTATGACATCATTAACCAATTGTTCCATAAACAAAGTCTTACCAGTTCCTGGTCTAGCACCAACAACTGTAATAGTTCTCCATTCTAGACCATCACAAAAAGCATTATTAAAATTCACCCAAGCTGTCTTCAATGATTTTAATTCACCATTGTGTCTAGCTTTCATTTTATAGAGAGCTTTTTTAAGAGCGTCTCTTTCACTCACAGCCTTTAAAGGGCTTGCATTATTATACATATTACATTGATTACTTTAGAAAATCCTCATCAATGGTGGTTTTAATTTGATCATATCCCCAATGAGATAAGGTTATTAAACCTTCTATAAGAATATACTTCCACACACTGACTTCCACGATAAAGTTATTAATTATTAAATATAAACAGATACTGCCTATAAGTCCAATAAATAACTTTTTTAAGTTTACTACTATCAAAACAATCTTTCTTTTATAAATATTACTTCATCATCTGGTTTGTTTATAATCATTTCACAATAATCAGCTAAATCTGAGTCCCAAGTCTTGTCTGTGTTTTGTTTTCTAATAAAATATTGAGATGTTCTCATATATTGATAACTAATCTCTCTGTATTCCAAAACATATTTCTTTGTTGCTAACAAAACTATTTCCCAGTCATAATCATAAGTTTCAAAGAACCATCTAAATGCATTCTCTAAGTTTTTAGGATTAGATCTTGCATACTTTCCACTAGATAGCTTTGTTGCAGGAAATATATCAGTATACTTCTTAATGCTGTCTTCAAAATTATCTCCCAGTAAGTTTCTAGATGTTTTCTTTTTAGACTTCTTAAAGAAGCCTTCAATTTCAGTAGTAAAGATAATACTTTTATCTGTTAATGTCAAGTCATCATTTATCCAATTTTCAGATATTAGTCTCTTGGTTTCTAATTCCTTGTTTACAAATGAAGATGGTATCATCTTATTCTTTATACAGTGTAAAACATAATAACTATTAGGCGTTATTTTCTCCCTAACAAATTTTAAAAATATATCTTCCATACTACCAATTAATATTATATCCTGTTGTTTCTGCAACTAGATGTTGCACCTTTAAGAATGCATTATCTGAATTCCACTCTCTCTGTTTGTTGTAAGCTGCACTTGCTGGATGGCTTGCAAATACTTTGTGGTTATTATCTCCAACATATTCTGCCCACTCTTGTGCTTTTTTACCCAGGTAAAGATATGTAAGTTCTTTTTTATTATGATTAAGATGGTCAAATAAAAATCCAACAAACCCTTCCCATACATGATAGTGCTTTCCTATTTTACCCACTTCAGTTGTGAGAGATGTATTAAGCATTAGTATACCCTGGTTTGACCATCTGGTTAAATCAACATCTGTAGATAGCTGTTCACCATTATAGATAGTTCTATTAATCTCATCAAGCATATACCGTAGACTAGGCTGCAATGCATTTGTCTTACTACAACTAAATGCAATACCATCTGCCACACCTAATGTAGGATATGGATCTTGACCCACAACTACTAGCTTTAATTCATCATAAGGACATTCTTCAAATGCTCTAAACACATCTTTCAATCCTGGAGTAAATCTTTCTCCACTGCTTGACATTTTATATAATCTAGTAAGTAACTCTTCAAAATCACTACTAAATATATAAGATTTAAACACAGTACCCCAACCACTTGGTTGTAGTTTTTCAAATATTTTTTGTTTAAAACTATCAATTTCTAATTCTATCTTCATTTTTTATTAAATTTGTTAAAAGATTAATACTATGGGTGAAAAGGTTAAAGAAATAAAAGATAATGCAATTATTGAAATCAAAATCAATAAAGTGTTTTATCTAATGTTAAAGAAAACTCTGATGTACATTTTTAAGCAAGAGCTTGATAATGAAAAAATTACTGAACTTATCAAAAAAGTAACAGATAAAAATTCAGATAATGATCCACATACAGAACAAGAGTTTGCATTTAAAACTATTTTTCTTTTATTAGCTGAAATAGAAGCTCAAGCTGATAAAACAAATCAATTTGAAGAAAAAGATATAGATGACGTAATTAAGTCTGCTGTTAAGCAAGATTAATATTTAAATCTCTACCTAATTCAATTGCAGACTCTATTGCCATTGCTAGTTCTTCTTTACTACATTCTTTAAAAGATTTACAGTATTCTGCACCGCCTCCGTCATAACAAAGACCAGAATGTTGTTTAACTATAAATTTCATCTCATCAAATGTATAGCCAGACTCTTTGGCTAATTCTCTAATACATGCATGTACCTTGGCTAATTGTGCTAAGCTACCATTGTCTGAAGTCAGTCCCATAAAGACCTCAACTTCCTGACCCTCTTGAAGTTTATCAAGAAATAATTGATAAGAAATCTTTGTGCTTTCATTAATATGCACTAAATTCCCATTCTTCTTTGTAAGTTTGAAACTAAACATATGATTATTTTTTGTATATTATAATGTACTTATGGAAAATAAATTATCCAACAATGCTAAAGAGACAACTAAAATTATTTTAGAATATCTCGAAAAATTTCCTAAATCACCAAGTAAAACTCTAGCAAGAAAAATCTATTCTGAAAATGAGGGATACTTTGATAAATTTGAAAATGTATATACTAGAGTTAGATACTATAGAGGTCAAATGGGAAATTATCACAGAAAACATTTAAACAACAAAGAGTTTCAAAAAGAACTTAAAACAAAAGTAATGCAAAATTTTGTATCCCTACCAACATCTTTATCAGAAAAGAGAGGAACATTTACATTCCCTACAGGATGTAGAAAACTTGGTGTTATTGGTGATCTCCATATACCATACCATGATGAAGATGCTATAGAAACTGCTTGTGATAAAATGGAAGCAGAAGGCGTGGACAGCATCTTAATCAATGGAGACTTATTAGACTTCTATCAGCTTTCTTTTCATGAAAAAGATCCCAGAAAGGTTCACTTTAAAAATGAAATAGAAGCAGGTAAACAGTTCTTTGAATACATGCGCTCTAGATTCCCAGATATTCCTATTTATTTTATACCTGGTAACCATGAGAACAGGTTTGAAAGATACCTTAGAATAAAAGCATCTGAGTTACTTGACATGGATGAATTCAGGTTAGATGTAATCTTACATGTTGCTGAATACAAAATTGAGTATCTTCCATTCAGAACCAAAGTTATCTTTGGTGACTTCCTCATAGAGCACGGTGATAAGATTCCTGGAGCAGGTGGTGTAGTACCAGCAAGAACTGCTTTAATGAGACTTAAAACCAATTGTATTGTAAATCACTTTCATAAAAGTTCTCAAAGCTCACAAAGAGTTTATGGAACTGGTGAGTCCAGTACAATAAGAGCATATAGCCTTGGATGCCTATGTGAATTAGCACCAGACTACATGGAAATAAATGAATGGAATCATGGGTTTGCTATTCTAACAAAAATTGATAATTTAGTGTCCGTAAATAATTACAAAATAGAAGACAACACAATTATCTAATGTTCCTACCAATAGTACTAAAAGACAAGGATGGAGAATATATTGAGCATCTCAATATAACTCACATTACCAGAACCTCATTTGTTAATGTAAGGAATACTGATGCAGGTACTAGAATCCATTTAAGAACAGGAGAAGTTTTAACAACTCCCGTTCCTATGGATATAGTTCAAACTGAAATAGATGATTGTTATAAGTCTGCTGCTGCCATGATAATGTTTAACATCCTAGCAGAAAAAGCACAACTATCTAAAATTACTGATGACGTTGATACCCTTGGTGGACAGCAACCTGAATCAGGTGTTCTATAGCAGGTTTAGCTAATTCTGATTTAGTATCCCAATCAAAGTTATATACCTTCCATTCACCATCTGAGCTTTCATCACTTGCCGATGAAATTAAACTTAGACCCGGTAATAAGTCTAGTATGTAGTAATAATAGTCATAGCCATTCTGGCTTTCATCATCTGAGACTTCTACTTTATCAAAGCCAAAGTCAACTAGTTCTTGTTCCGTCATTTGTTAATTCTTTAGAAATTTGTTTGGCTAAATAAGTTGAACACTGATACTTGTACTTAATATAACTTTCCACTGCTTTAGGAATCATATCAAGTATGTTCTTGTTCTTAAGTTTCATCTCTCTGATGATATACTCTTTTTGTAAGTTTGCCATTATGTTACTTTTCTATCATTGTTTCCATAAACACAGTGTGATTAAGGATTTCAAAAGCATATGTATAGTTTAGATCTTTATATGCTTCATTGTCTTTAGAATATACCCCATGTTCTTTGATTCTTAAATCCCTTAAATTCTGTATGCTTAATGTTACTATAGCAAGATTATCTCCATCTTCTGATTTCATCATACTTACAATGTTTCTTATCTCAGATTCATTTAGATAATTATACTTCTTCAGCAACATTAGCTCAGCCATATATACAAAAGGGCGGAATTCATCCTTCTTAGACCCTTTATGGTACATATACCATAGATAGTTCAGATTACCATCTGCACCATCAGTAATATTATAATGTTCTTCGGCAATTGCTGCCACAAGTTTTAGCATTTCTTTTGTATCTCTCATAAATTTTAGTTTAGAAAATATACCTAATGGTGTTCCAGGGTATGATATCACTATGAAGTTTTCTAAATTCTTCAATATATCTGGATTTGTCTGATGATACATATCTAATGTTCTCTCCTCCATACTGGGATATTTTGGTTTCTTGGATTTCTGGTTTCCAAATAAGGTCCTCGCCAGGAATTTTATGTTCCAAATTATACTCATGTTTTTTTGCATTATGTGTAAGAAATATTACTTCTGCTTTGACATCTCTATAAGCTTGATTAAAATACAATTTATCCCTAGTATAGGCATCATCATCAATTAACTCAAATAAATGTTTGTAATCTTCTAGCCACTCATCATATACAATAACAGGACTAAAGTTTAAATGAACTTCATAACCCGCTATAACAAAATTAGTGATAGCTCTTATTCTTTCATTAATTGTACTTGTGTTTGGTTCTAAGATCTGTCTTAATTTTTCCGGCATAAGACTAAATCTTATTCTAATCTTACCTTGTGGATTAAACTTAAGAAAGTCACTGTTCACATACTTAGTAGCAAATGAACCCATAGCAAGTGGATGATCTCTAAAATACTCAAATATTTTTTCCCAGTCATGATACTTAGCATGTAAAGCAAAGTCTTCATTGCATGAGATGTCATAAGTAATATATTCTCCTGTTTGATTAGGCTTCTCTACATCAGCAAACCAAACATGGTTGTTAATTGCTGTCAGGATATCCATAGGATTTGTTGCTATAGTTAATCCTTCCGGCTTATGTCTCTTCATATAACAGTAAGAACAGTTATACAAACAGCCATGACCAAAAGAAGGAGCAATGAAATCAGTGCTCCTTCCGCTTGGTCTAATCTTCATAGTTTTTCTAGTAACTTTCTCTACCAACGTTTCTGAAAGTTAATAAAAGCTGTAGCATTCTTATTGGAATCAAATATCTTGGGCATCCCGTGCTTATCTAACACATCTTCCCATCTAGTAAAGAACCATAAGAATTTAACTTTCTTCTGTACAGAGAATCTTGTCTCTGACATTGGTGTAAGTTTTACCATTAATACTCTGTAACCCTGCTTGTCCTCCCCTTTCCTTAAAATAATCATATGTGTTGGTTTATTTAGTTACTTATCTAATTTTATCTGGTTATCATCTAGTATCTCAAAAAACTTATTCCGGATTCTTTCTACCATATCCCATTCTTCTTGCTTAAGTTCTTCATACTTCCATAGTGTTCTCAGCTCTTGAGAAATATCCCATAATGCTGAGTACATCTTACTACCTTGTGTAGCAAAATCAAATTCTATTTGATCCTCTGGTAGGTTGAATTCAAGTGTTGCTTTCATATCATTTCTATTTAGTTAATGTGGCAATTTTTACCCCTTATTCTTTATTGAGTGTAATTTTTACCCTCGTTTATTAATTGATTTGTTAAAGGTTTCATTGTAGTATTGTTCTCCATCTTCATGGTCCCCAGTCCATTCACAATCGTTATAAGCATTTACAATCTGCTCTTTCTCCATTGCTTTGGCTTGTTCAAATACATTAGGTTGTACTATTGTACCTCTGCTATTTAACTCTTTCATTAAACTATAAAAGTATTTTGAAGTCATTATTTGGTTCTCTAACCACTCTACTGCTGTTTGTTTCATTGTTCTTGTTGTTTAAATGTTAATAATATTTCCATATGAGGTTAGACCTTTATCAAATCTACCATCAAATACACAGGCAGCATTAGAATAGATAGTATCTCTACCTCCTATTCTTGCAGTACCTTGGTTAGTTATACCTTCAGAGTTATGTATATGTCCAAAGCACATAGCTTTTAAGTTCATTTTCTCAACTCTTTTTCTTAGTGCAGAGCATCCACACATTTCTAAATTATGATATCTGTCCTCACTTAAATCTAATATACCTTTTGGGGGACCATGAGTAATAAGTACATCAGTATCATCTGGAATATTCTTCCACACACTGTGTAACTTATGTCTAGCTTTCATGAATGCCCAATCATTAAATGATGGGGTATAAGGACTTCCCCAGAAATTAATATCTTCAATAGTAATACCTTCATTCTCAAGGTATATAATACCATTGTCAGTAAAGTTTTCACGGGATATAAATTTCTTATCTATAGAAGTATCATGGTTACCTGCTACATATATCTTAGTAGCAACAGGTACTTTACTATACCAATAGATAAAGTCTTCTACTTCTACTTTATTCTTGTAAGTATCTTTGTAATTAGAACAATCTCCGCTGTGTATTACAGCATCTATTCCTTCAAATCTGCTCATTGGGAATAACCCATGAAAACTATGTGTGTCTGAAATATGTAGTATTTTCATATTGTTTTTATTTTACTCTGGCAATTCCTCTCCATCTTTACCAGAAACTATACCCATTAGCTGTTTCATAATAGCATCTTGTGTATCTCCCCAGAACATATCACATTTAAATACATTATCTGTAATAGTATATGGTGGATCTAGAAAGTATGCTTGCCAATGCTCATTAGGTATAGAACTGAATCTTTTACATTTTTCTTTTACCGGGCAATCAAACCCATGGCACATTGTCATATCACTCATAATCATTTGTTTATTTTAACTGTATCAACAATCTCTAAAGTTACAGATATTATTTC